GTCGCTATCATAAATACCCATCCCGCCACGCCTAAGAAAAGGAACCATCTCAACCGGTTTATTCTGCGTTTGTCTCTTGCAATGGAAACATCTATTTCTTTTAGCTCCTCCTGAATTTGTGCTTCGGGGGGGAAGCTTCTTTTATTTCATTCATCCTCTCTATCCCTCCTTTGGTTGTCCCATCTCCCACATAAGTGTTAAAATTTGTTTGAAGGGAGGTGATATTATGCGACTTGATCCTGATTGTATAAGAGATATACTTCTTTATATTGAAGAACACACAACCGACGCAAATCCTTTTGTTTCCACTGACGAATTAAAGTCAAATTTAAATAAATATAATTCAGATAAAATCAACTATCATATACGGCAAATAGACCAAGCTGGATTAGTGGATTCAGTAGACTATGCCGAGGGTGTTCCTCAGGATATTTCTTCTTTGTCTTGGGAAGGTAATGCCTATATTGCAAATATAAGAGATGATAATATATGGGCTAAAGTTAAAGGACGAATAAAAGGGTTGCCCTCCGTTGCGTTTTCTATTCTAATTGAATGTGCAAAAGAAGAAGTTAAGAAATATATTCATTTATCTTAATTTATTTTTAAAAAAGAAGCTTCAATTTCTTCAATAGAGTTTAAATTTAAGTATTCTTCACTATAGAACATCTTTTGCCCATCAGACATTAACCGGCAATATTTATATTTTTTAAGCCAATTGTTGATATATTCTTTAGAATGATTCTCATCTTCAAGTTCTTTTTGTATAGCTTTTTTATCAAACTTAACAAATCCATGCTCTCTGAGATACTGAAGTTTGTTTTGATCTAAAATTATATTGTTCTGTGGCTGTTTCTGAGCTTGCCCCTCAGGAGTAGCTTCTTTTTTGTTTTTCTCTGTTACATTCACCTTTTCTGCTTCCTTCCTTCCCCTGTTCGCTTTTTCCAATTTTACAGTTTTTGATACAATTTTCATCTTTGCTTAAAGGCATTTTGTATTTTAAGCAAAAGGCTGGTTGGCTTCCTGAAGACCTATTTCCGCCCCATGCAGGGACATAATATTTACACTTAGCCATTCCCTATAGAGCCCTCCCTTCCTGAGCTACTTTCTCTAACCAAGTAATAAACATTTGTCGATTAATTAAAAATTTACTTCCTACTCTAAAAGCTGGAAAATCGCTATTACTGCTATGCGCTAATTCCATGAGCTTGTCTTTCCCTATGCCGCTGTATTTAGCACACTCTTTTATTGTCATAGTTGCTTTTGGGGGTTCAGGCGCCGCTTCTTTAACGGCATCCCTTATAATGTCTTTTAGCTGCTCTGCTGTAATATCCATTTACATTTCCTCCTTTAACTAACTTTTTCTTCTTTTCTCTCTATCACTGGCAGCACTCCATTACCCTTCAACAAATTGTATAAGAATAGCCTGCCTTTCTGTGTCCACTTGGTGTTCATCTTTATATCTGGTCTACCGTCGTTATGCGTAATATCTACAGTTGCAGAATGTGTATATCCTTTATCCTGATATTTTGTATACAATAGCCATTGCCCGCTTTGCTTATATTGCACTCCCAATCTATGGAGCAAGCTGTTCATCTTTTCTCCACTTATGCCGTAGTCTTTAGCTATTTGGGTTATGGTTACAAGCCCTGTATTTTGTAATATCTTGTCCATATAATCAGCCTTGGGTCTTAATTCCCCTATAAGCTGGTCTTTCTGCCTATTGGCAAACTCAAGAGTTTGTTTCTGCTCCTGTTCTTTTATCCATGCCTTAGCTCTTTCTATGGGGTCTTGTATCATGTAGCTATCTATTGGTTGCTTTAATGTTTGCTCCATTTGGTTAAATCTTTTTGTATATTTTGCAGTAAACAATATTCCTTTTTCTCCTGTAAACTTATTCGCTATAAACTCACACCCCATTTTCGTAAACAGGTAACATTTATTTTCTTTACCGCTGGCGTCTTTATAAGTGCTTGGTATAAAATAATCACTGACGGGAATTTTCCCTTTAGCCATTGTTGGTATAATTCCTACTTGTTTTACAGTTCCATCTGGTCTTTTTGTTCCTTCCAATTTCTTTAGAATTTCTGAATGTTCCATTTCCATCATTCCAGCCACTTCTCTGCTGTCTAAAGTTAATATCTCGTCTTTAACTAAACTATTCATTCTTTAATCCTCCTATTTTTTACTTGTCCCTCCCTACCAATAATGTTAAAATTTATTTGAATGGAGGTAGCTTTTATGTCTGAAGAAATATTAGATAAAAAATCTAAACTGGTTTTAAAAGTTCTTAATAAGATTAAAAATGATGATAACTTTGTAGCTGGTTCACAAGCTGTTCTTCCTTATATGCCTAAGAAATATAATCAGCAGATTATTGATGAAGTGCTTTGGCATTTAGAAGATTTAGGCTATATTGAATGTCAATCATCTGAAGGACATGTCCAATACATTAATGCGAACTATAAAGGTCAAAATTATAGGGAACTAAATCTTATTGAAACCAAAGAACTTTTATGCAAAAGCGTTATACTGCCGATAATAGTTTCAGCTATAACATCCTTAATAACCATTTGGCTTACCGGTCACTTTAAATAATTACCAAAAAGTAAAACTGTAATAATTGCCGTCATCATGCTTACAAAAATGTTAAATACGTAGCCCATAATTTTCTTATTTTGGGCTTCTATTTTTTTATCTAATTCATCTTCATCATCAAACTTGTTGGGCATTTACTTTTCCTCCTCTCCTGCTAATCTTTAATAATGCATTTACTTAATAGCTTTTTCTTAACTTCTTCTAAACAGTAAATTGCTTCGTTATAACTTAATTTGTGCTGAGCAAATATCTTGATTACCTCATCTTTTATTTGTTCAACTTCTTTCTGATTTCTTACACTTCCATCATTAAATGCAATAATATCTTCCATATCCTTATCCCTCCTTTTTTATTCATGCTGCCGTTTTATTGTTCAAGTCTCCTACCAGTGATAGAATTGTTATGGAAGGAGATGACAATATGAATGACAATAAGTATTGCCCTTTTATAAAAGGTACTTGCCGAGACGATTGTGTATTCAAATGTTATGATTTTGCTGCACCAGGTAATAAAATTTATAACTGTCTTATAGCAATAAAACTATCTGATATCAATGAAATGCAGCATAATGACCTTACAGACATATGGAATGCTGTCAAAAAGGGCTAATTCTGTTCACAATCAAACAATTTATTTTCTACCTTTTGCACAGTGGCATGGTCTTTTATCGTATGCCCCACATATTGTAAAATAGCCATGCACTCATTTACTGTGCATCTTTTTTCAGCCAAGATATTAATTATTTGTCTTGCTGCTTCTTCGTTTATCTTTGTTGCTTCCATATCCTTATCCCTCCTTTTCTAATTACTTTATTGTGTCCCTCAGGACACCTCCTCATTAAAAAATATCGCTAATGCTGCGTCTAACCCAATTCCTAAGTAGTCAACTATTCTGCATATTTCCTTCCTTGTAAAATCGCTTTTACCGTTTAATTTTCTGTATAGATTTATGTTCATCTAATCACCCCCTGTGTCCTTAACGACACTTTAAGTATAAAACAATATATTTATTATGTCAAGTCCCAAAAGACACTTTTTAAATATATCTTATATCTGTGTTGCTTTTAAGACACATGTGTATTATAATATTCATAATGAGAGGTGAAAATAATAATGGATATTAAAGATATAATCCGTAAAAGAAGACTTGAATTAGGTTTAACATATGAAGAATTAGGGAAAAGGGTTGGCGTAGGTAAAAGCACAGTTAGAAAATGGGAAACTGGAATGATTGAGAATATGAAACGTGATAATATAATTGCACTTGCTAAAGCTCTTAATATTTCTCCAGCAGTACTTATGGGGTGGGAAGATGCAAAAGATAAAAATGCTGATGCTCCAGAAGAATATACATCAAAAAATAAAGTTACTGATGTAAAGCAAGCAATGGAGGTAATAATGGCTCAACCTGGTTTAATGCTTAATGGTGAAATACTATCTGATGAAAGCAAAATAGCCTTGGCTAATGCTATACAAATGGGATTAGCTTATGCTGAACAGATGAATAAAAAAAATAAAGGAAATAATAAGGATAATATATAATTGCTGAGGAGATGGGCTTGTGCTTAAAAATATAACAGCTGGTTTAATTGAAATGTATCAAACAAATAATCCTTTTGAACTATGTGACTATTTAAATATAAAAATTATTCGTAGTAATTTGGGCAGTGAGATAAAAGGTTTTTTTCAAAGAACGGTTGAAGGATATGAAATTATACACATAAATTCAAAACTTAATGATAATGAATCAAAATACATATGTGCGCATGAGTTAGGCCATGCAATAATGCATACCGATTTATCACTACAGTTTTTTATTGAAAATCCACTGCAAATAAAAAGCAAATATGAAATCCAAGCAGACAAGTTTGCAGCGGAATTATTAATTCCTGATAATTTGGAATCTTATGAATGTGAACTTGAAGGGATGACAGCTGAGGAATTGGGATGTTACTTTGGAGTTCCAAAGGAACTTATTGAATATAAGTTTGGAAAGGAGGTAATTTAAACATGGCTCGTAAAACAAACTATGAAAAAAATAGCAGTGAATACTATAGAGTTACAACATCAGTCGGTAGAGATAGCAATGGGAAATTAATTAGAAAAGAGTTTTATGGCAATAGCAAAAAGGAAGCAGAAGGTAAAAGGGATGAATATCTAAACGGTATAAAGAGTGGGCTTAATATAGATTTTAAAGATGCTTGCCTTGGCGAATTGATGCATCTATGGCTGTTTGAGGTTGTAAGAGTATCTGATAAAGTTAAAGCGTCTTCATTTGAGCGTTATGAAACCATATACAGACTTTATGTAAAAGATAGTGATATTTATGGATTAAACTTAAGCACTTTAAAGTCTATTCAAATACAACGTTATTACAACAAGTTATATGAAAAGGGTAAAAAGAGCACTCTAATTAAAAATATAAATAAGTTGCTCAGGACATTCTTTAATTATGCGGTTGATGAAGGATATATTTTAAAAAATCCATGCAGTGGAAAAAGGATTGTTATTCCTGGTGAAAAGGATATTGAGGATAAAGAGGTTGAAGTATTTACCAATGAAGAAATAGGAATCCTAAAAAGACATTTGGAAAATCATAGACTGAAAGCTTTATTCCTATTAGCATTAGGAACTGGGCTAAGGCAAGGAGAATTATTAGCTTTAAAATGGAGCGATATAGACTTAGATAATAAAGAATTAAGGGTTGAGAGAAGTATTCGACAGCTTAACATTATTAATGCTGATGGAACTAAAGAATACAAAACAATTATACAAACTCCAAAGTCTAAAAGTTCAATTAGGACAGTTCCAATTCCAAGTAGCTTAATTCCAGTATTGAAAGAACATAAAACACAGCAAAAATTAGAGAAGATAAAAGCTGGACCTTCTTACATTGAAAATGATTTTGTTTTTACAACAGAACTTGGGAAGAATATTAATGCAAGTAATTTGCGAAGAAGTTATACCAGACTGCTTAAACGCGCTGGTATACCATACCGTAAATTTCATGCATTTAGGCATACATATGCCACTAAACTATTTGAAGCTAACGTGCCATTAAAAACGGTACAAATGCTATTAGGTCATTCTGATATATCTGTTACTGCAAATATATATACTCATGTAATGCCAGAAGAAAAAACGTTGGCAGCTGAAAAGTTGAATAATTTATTCTTATAAATTTAATGTGGGGAAACAATGCCTCTTAAAACTATATTTATGAATTTATTCCTTCATATTTTCCCACACTTTTCCCACATTAGTTTTAGATAGATGCGATTTGGTATATTTTACTACAGGTCAGAAGTGTAGCATTATCAATACTTTTAGGAGATTGTAGAAAGCTATAGACAAGCCTTTTTCAAAACCGTTGGTTGAGGGTTCGAAGCCTTCTACCCCTGCCAAAAGCATTGATACGAGTGGGTTTCTTAAAATAGGAACTCACTCGTTTTTAAGTTTTCCCACACTTTTCCCACACTAGTTGTGGGAAAAGTTAATAATGGGTGAACTCCTTAAAATAGGGTTCACCCATTATTAATATTTTTTATAAATTAAACAACCAAGCCACAGAGTTATCGAACATTTTTGTTTATACCATAAAATATTTTCCCATGTTCAAGATTTTCTTTGTATTTGCATCCAAGAGCAAACTTTTTATCTGGATGAATACATTTTTTAGCATTAGAACATTCTTCATACCTGTAGCAGCAACCAAAAGGTTCAACTGAATATTCTTTTAATGCTAGCAAATATGCTTCATAAAGGACTTTTTTAATATTCTCAATTGCTATAGGCTTTCCAAAAGGTATTCTAATAAAGTCCTTTTCACTTTTTACCTTTTTATAAATTATCCCGCTATCAATAATTAGATCTTCTAATTTTTCCCTTACCAAAATATATTTTGATTTTGATTTAATATAAATTTTACACATCAGTACAGTTCCAACATATATTGAAGCAACCTTGCTAGAGCTTGTACCCTTTAATGGTTTATATTTTAGTAATTCCGGCTTAAATTTTTCACTATCCTTAAGAAGGTCTTTAATTTTATTATATATCTCTTCTGTTCCATTTAATGCGTCATAAAAACTTATTTGCTCATCCATGTTATACATCTCCTAGAGCTTTTTTATCGTTAATTATATCAATAAAATCTTCATCGGAAATGATTTTTATTTTGCCTCCACTATCACGTATTTCCTCAGCTTTCATGAGCTTTTTACTTTTTATATCAGCAGTATTTTTAATTACATTAATGTTTTGATAAGCTACTATTAAATAATCAGTTTTAGGACTTACATAATCATTACAAATTCCGCCTTTTTCTTCTATAATTTTTTTAATTTCAGCTCTACTATAGTTTTTAAAATCACCCGTTATAACAAATTTCGCTCCTTCAAAATTTATTTTTTCTACTTTATCATATATTGTATGGGCTTCTTCATAGACAGGTATCTCAAATATATTGTGCTTTTGAGTTATATTACCTTCGATATAATCATTCTCAGAGCGTCTTCGATATTTTTCTTTTGCATGGCCAAAAATAATTGTTGACTCATCACTTGCAAGCTTTATCATTAATTGAGCTGCTGCGCAGCTATCGTCACTGCAACAATGATGGTTTTCTAAAGTTATATTGAAATTGTCACAAAGTTCATTTAGACTATAATGTTTTAATTCAGGGTAATTAACTTTATATAATTCCAAAGTGCAATAAAAGGTTAGATTAGGCAAATCTATATTATATCTTTTTGCTGCCTTCTCTAAAACACTTATATCAAACGGCGCATTGTGAGCAACAATAGGATAATGCTGTACCAATTCTTTTATCTGCTCCCATATTAGAGGAAAAGTAGGAGATTGGCTCACCATTTGGTTAGTTATGCCGTGTATTTTAGTTGCGCAGGGTGAAATTTGCATTTCGGGATTTATTAAATATGAAAATGTTTTATTAATGGCATTATTTTTAACTAAACTAATACCAAGAGAACACGGCACCCTATTTTTAATATCAGTAGTTTCAAAGTCAATTGCTATAAAGTCCATATAAACTCATTCCTTTTAATATTATTAATTTGTAAATATACCAATTAATAATATTTTCGACGCATATCCCAATATTCCTTCAAAAAAAACAAAAACAGGATGAAAACTTTTAAAAACGTAGTCTTAAAAATGTCTAAATTATGTATATGCCCTTTAAACGCTCCTACAGGCTCACTGTTGCATTTTAGCCTGTTTTAGATGTAAACATCCTTTCACACAGGAAAATGAAGAGCATTTTTGAGCGGTAAGTATAAAATATGCAAGATTAAAAGTACACAGTTGCAAAAAATAAAAAAAGCCTGAAGAAATCCTCTATGAATTGATATGAGCACCAAGCTATTATGGATGGTAATCCTAAAGATAAAGCAGATCCAGAATGGAAAAAATAAAAAAGTCTCTGCAGAGACTTTTTTATTACCATATCAATTTTGATGTAATTTGGCTGAATTAGTTTTGCTATTTAATTTAGTTACAAAAGGCATAAGATCTTGTAAACTTATAATCTTATAACATTCTTCTTGCAAAATTCTGCAAACTGTTCGGTAATCTTTTCTATATTCAGGATTAATATCTGTAACAAATACTATTTTATATTTATCCTTTAACTTATATGCATCATATGCCCAATCTTTTACACATTTAATAAGCCTTTTTTCTTTTTTACCATCAAAGCTAAATATTTTTATTGCATAACCATTTATGATAAAATCAAAATTAACATTTTCATCGAAATATCCAATGATTTTACCACTTTTATAGTTAATTGCAGAATTCTTGAAAGTATTCCTTATAAATTCTAGTTGCTCTGATTTAGAAGGTCTATCCTTTTTATCTAAATCGCATATTAAATATTGTTTTCTGCATTCAGTAACAAATTTATCAAAATCTTCTACAACAACATTTGCAACATCTGTGAATTTTATTTCACCAATATAATATTTAGTATATTCTGAGAGATCAAATGATGCTTTCTTACAGAACTCACCAACTTCTTCTTCAATACCATCAAGCTGTAGTTTGGTTAAATTAATATCAAGTTCATCATTAAAACTTTTAACCCGTTGCCAGTTTTTTATTCTTTCAAATACTATTGTTTGATCGTCTTTATTGTAAATTAAAACTCCAAGTGTTATACAATCTACAGACACAATAGAAGGATAATGGCATAAAATTGAATATTGAACATTTACCATAATATCACCTCCTAATAATTATATGAAACTATTATTGAAATATATTTCTCAATATTATCAAGTCTATATGTTAAATATTCTGCAAGTGATAATAGTTCATTTTTATTTTTTTCCCATTCTAAGGGAATTTTATTCATTATATTGATAAAGAAATTATTATTCAATTTACTTTTAAAGAAAGAAACATAAGGTTGCATCTCATAAATACTTATTTCCATAGCATCTTTAAATTTGGAATATAAATAAGCATTTCCTTCCATAATATATGTATCATTATAATCTTTATCTAAAATCTTTTGTTTTAGCCCTCCAGAATCCCAAATGCATTCTAAATTAAAAGTATGGCTATGATCTATTAAAAATATTTCTTTATATGCCTTATTTGTTGTCATAATCAAATTACCCTTATTTCTATCTTTATTATAAATAATATGATCAAAAAGCATTATTTGTGGGATAATACTCTTATAATTGTTTGCTAATTTAAGCATTTTGCTTGAACTTATTATTGTATTTCTTTCAATATATTTTGAATAAAAACCCAATCCATAACATTCATTTGTAAATTCGTCCATGTCATTTATATTTTCATCAACTACTGTATTTTTGTCAATCATACAAACCCCTGAATCAGGGATGCTAAGATTTAGTTGTTTTGCTATTGAATAACATACTAATTCATTAACCAAAACTTTATTCCCTTCGACGTTATTTAATGTTTTTACTACATAATAATCATTATTGGATACTGCCATTATAGGTCTGGTGGATCCATTCCCTAGAGGATATTTCAATTCGTCTATATGTAAAATCTCCAAATTATATTGCCCCCCTATTAACCAATGGTAAACTATCCTAAACTAATATAAATTAATATCCTTTAATAAAATTATATGATGTTTTTGAGGGATTGTGTCAAATCTCCTTATGTATGATTTATGCTTATATTTTATATATTACTCTGTTTTACTATAAGTAGCTCTTTATGCCATATGCTAGTCTTATTTTGTAATTCCTCTCATTATTGATATATTAAAAATTGGTCAAAAAAATAAAGCCCTCCAAGGATTTCTCCTGGAGGGCCATTTTATTATTCCTTTAATTCTATGTTTTTATCTTTTTGAGTTTTAATAGTAACATTTTTAATCGCGAAGTCATACCCACCGGTGCTGGTAAACGTAACAAGTATAGCGTTAATAAGCATAAGATACAAATTGCTTACTGCAAAGTTGCCAGTTAATGCGCTACAGATTAGGATATTTAAAAAAGCTACAACGAATGTGAAATACCTTGTTGGTATTTTCTTTATGCCTGGCAGATCCTTTAAAAACTGCACTATTAGCATTGTAACTGCAACTGTCCCCATAAAGGTGCTTATATAATCTATTGTAAGAAAATCAGTAAATTCCATTTTCCATCTCTCCTTTATATTTTTTTACATGGTGTACTTGGAATCCATGCTTCTACACCATCTATATCTAAGATATACCAACCTGTTTTTGTCCCCACAGCTGTTATTTTATCTCCAGTTTTAAATTTTTTAACAGGAGATAAGGTCTTGGGGCTGTATGCCCAAATATCATTAACGAGCTGTAAATGCTGCCTAAATAATAATTTCTGCTGTGGTTTCATCTCTCTATCAATACCTGCTAAGAATTCGCCCCATGACTTCCCCATACGGTTAAAGTAAGGATAAGGATCGGTATGGTCTGTTTCTTTATAAAACTTCGAGACCCAATTGTGTGAAAAAACATTATCCCTTGTATTCCAACCATGAGCTTTTAATATTTCTGCTACAGCCCATGTAGCATTTTCCCATACCTTGTTAAATTGGTCCTTACTATTTGTTTCACATATTTCCAGCCCTAAATATTTTTTATTCGCTGTTGGTCCTGCGTGCCATGCCATCTCACTTTCGGGAATAAGTCTTAACACCTTATTCCAATCTACAATATAATGGGCTGAAGATTTTGCGCTAGGATTATTATTCCAATAATTATAATGATTAAGGGCTGTTGTCCCCACATTTGCGGTACTATGGATTACTATGCCAACAGGGTGTAAAGCTGTTCTTGGTCTATTATTCTTCAATAGTTTTTCTTCAATGTTCAAAATATCTTCCTCCTTTATTTTAATAATCCTCGCTGTGCTGCATAAAAAAAGAAGCCTACAAAGCTTCCTACCATTAAGCCCATAAACCACCGCATTGTTGCATTTAAACTTTTAACAATTTCGCATAAGTTCTGTGTTTGTGTTTTGGATTCTCTACCATCTTGCTCCATCTTACCAATTCTTCCATCATGTTCTTTAAGAGTCCCCCCTTGTTCTTTAAATTTTTCGTCTATTTCTTTATGCTTTTGTTCGCAAAGCCTTCCATCATATTCACTCATTTTGCACCTCCAATTTTGCTCTCGTTGGAACATAAATGTTCCCGCTTTAAACGTCCCTAGAGCCTTTATTTACAGGCTGTTAGACCTATTCATCCTCTAAAAAAGCAAAGAAAAAAGACCTTTTCGGTCCATCTTTGCTTTTTGAATTTTACTTCATATTTATTGTAGCTAAAATTTCTGTCTTTTCTTCATCTGTAAGTTTTGTATATTCCTTTATTATGTCCTCTGCTGTTCTGTTCTCTTGTTCCATTCTTGTCTTTACAGCATTAACAAAAATAATTTTTTTCCATGTTGGCATAACTTATCCCTCCCTACATTCCTAATATATTAGCCATTGCAACTTCCAATGCTTGTAATCTTTGCTCTTTTTCTTCTTCAGGAGACTTTGGTCGTTCTACATATTCATACCAAACCTTTTTCGTTTCTGGATCGCATTTCATTTTTGTAGTGAACCCGGCCCTGTTTTCAACCTTTTCTATAGCCGAATCGAGTATAAAATAAGGCATATTTATACTTTTTAATACCTCACTGGTTGGTACTTGATACCATATCAATGTTACATCATTAAACTCATTGTAAAATATATACATAAAAATCCTCCTTTAAATTAACGTTATAGGCATATCATTAAGCGGAACAGACATAGCCATCTCGGTACTATTTTTAAATTTAATCATGCCGTATTTGTTTATTTGAAGATCTTTTATAATTGATTTTGATGAAAATAATAATATAGGTTCTCCGCCCAATGAACTCATTGCATATAAATTTGATGGAGTTTCTTCTGTTGAAAAATAAAGCACACCATTTTTCCCTATAACCATGCTAGCAATATTATAGGGTAACGGCTTACGCCACTTTCTGGAATTCCCATTATAAGCATACAAGTCTTTGTTTTTTGTGCTAAGATATATAGTCTCATCCTCTCCAACTGCCAAACACGTTACCTCGTAAGGAAATGATATACTAGTTGACCTAACTCCATCCTGGGTATATATACTAAAAAACTTAGCATATTGTATTGTAGCATAAATTTTTGTTGATTTGCCTTGTACAAGTTGTTGTATACGTCCCTGCTCAGGGATGCTCCATACTTTTGATGGGTTGAATAATTGAACTTTGCATACTGTATTAGAAGGATTATCTGCACCTAAATATAATATTGAATCGTTAGTTCTATCTATTAGCATACTAAATACTGTAGAATCTGAAAAAACTTTGTAATCCCATGTAGCTACATACTCCATAGTAGATGGATATATAGAAAGTGCTATTACTGAACCCAGAGAGCTTCCACAAAACACTGTTCCATCACTTTCACGCTGTATCAATGAATACAGCATTTCTGATGGGTGTTCATAAATACGCTCTTCTTGTGAATATAGTGTTGTCCTATTTACCTTACCTGAAGTTCCTAAATTCTCAATTGTCCATAAAGAGAAATCTCTATCACTCATAAAGCTTCTATCATAGTTACCAAAACTTTCAGCAGATAAAGTTTTCTGCAAATGCGTTTGCACGTATTTCTGCGATTGAACTACATCCCCAACTTTATAATCCCCCACTTCTATTTGTCCTATTTTCCCTGCTAAAACGGAGAATGCATCGCTACCGCTTGCAGAAACACCCTTGCCAGTAATTGCGGTAGCTATTTTATTTTTTCCATTACTGGCATTTGTAAAAAGTTCATTTATTGCTGCTACTATTGAATTTTTAGCGGTAGTTTTTAATGCTGCCTTATCACCTATTTGATGTGCCGTGTTATCTGCCAAATGCTGTGTAACTTTAGCTTCAACATTAGTACCGTCATTCATTTTTACCTGATCGGCACTGGTTTCAAAATAATGTTTGTCCCAATCAGTCCCATTGAAGCTTCTGAAAGGTCTTTTTATTGTTTGTGCCATTTTATTTCCTCCTTTATATCCATATTGTGCCTGATGTAACTCCTGTAGGCTGTGTGGGCGATTTAATTATATTCGTTCCTCCACCTGCGCCAATATCATTCTGAAACTGGCTAAGCTTAGTCGGCATATCTGTTATTTGTGATTTACTATGCTTATGATCTGCAAAGCTAAATTCCCTCCATGAACTCCATGCATCACTTCCAGTATCTCTTTTATTCCTTATCCACATAGAACCAATAGTGGCATCTATACCTTTCCATTCAAGGCACAGTTGTGTGATTGCAACAGATGATTTTATAGTTAAACAATTACCATAAATGCAAGGAAAGCCATTATTATATACTTCACTCCAGTATATTCCTTTTGACCATGTTGAAGGTAAATCATTTGCATTTTTTAATCCTATTCCATCTTTATCAACCTTAGTATTCAATTGTGTATTTATTTCACTTTCTGTATAATATCTTTCATCAAAATTAATATTTTTTTCAAACTGGCTTAGCCTTGTGGGAATATCTTTTAGGTTAGATACCTTTACCCAACTACCCCAAGTATCTGCATTAATAGCCTGCCTGTAAGCGATTCCCTCTGTACCAAATGCAACTTGTATTGGCCATCCGCCACTGCCTTCAAAGCCATTCCATCCAACAACATTTAGAATAAATACATACGTTCCGCTTGCACCTGTTGGTGGATTTCCCACACTTGTCCTGCATTTAAATGCACATGTTAGCTTTCTATTTGTTATCCCCGAGGGCTTATCGTCTACATTTCTTGAATCAACAAAGCTTATGCAGTTCGCAGTGCCACCATTAGCAGGTAATGAAGTCGGTCTATTTAACAAATTATTATAATCAGTTGTTCCTGGGTCTCCTTTTGCTCCTATATCTCCCTTGGGTCCCTGAGCGCCAGCATCTCCTTTGTCTCCTTTTAGGCCTTGCGGACCAATATCGCCTCTAGACCCTTGTATACCTTGTATACCTTTGTCACCCTTCGCGCCTTTTAAATCTACATAGGTATAAGTTGCAGTACCTTGAACCCTTACACCTAGTTGGGTACCGTTCCAAGTAAATTCTAATGAATTTCCTGGGTCCCCTTTAGCGCCAGTTGCCCCTTTTGCTCCTATATCTCCTTTTGGGCCTTGTGCGCCAGTGTTACCTTTAACACCTTGAGCACCCTGGATCCCTTGCTCTCCTTTGGCACCCGTATCTCCTTTAGGACCTTGTAAATCTACTACTGCCTGCATTGCTTCAATAAAAACATTGTCTCCATTACTAAGGGCATTTATAAACTCAATGGAGCTCCCACTTGTTTCCTTAAATGCTTTATTACCAACTCTAGTGCCATTTATATAAGCTGCTATAGCGTTAATACCTATCGGGTATACATATCCATCATTCCAAGAGAATATTTTTTGCCCTTCTGTAGCTATGAAGTATTTTTGGAAGACCACATAGGACTGCCCATTTCCAGCAGGCCCTTGGACTCCCTTTGGACCTTGCGGACCAATATCCCCTTTATCACCTTTAGGACCTTGTATGCCCTGGATCCCTGTATCGCCTCTAGGGCCTTGAGCACCTTTGGGCCCAACTGGTCCCGTAGGGCCAACGTCTCCTTTGTCTCCTTTTGGGCCGTCAAAATAATCTATACCTTTGACTGGAGTATAGCCATTCTCACCTTTAGAGCCCTGTAAACCCCTTTCGCCTTGTGGACCTTGTGGACCTTGCAACCCTTGAATACCTTGTAACCCTCGTTCTCCTTGTACGCCCTTATCTCCTTTAACGCCTTGCTCTCCTTTAGGGCCTGTATCTCCTTTAGCACCTTTTAAATCCACATAAGTATAAGAAGTTTCGTCTTCTCTTTTTATGCCAAGTTGAGTCCCATTCCAAAGATATTGAACATTATATCCTTGCGGTCCTCTTTCTCCTTTTTCTCCTGTTTCTCCAGGAGGGCCTTGAACGCTCTCCTGTAAAGGTGTATCTTGTGTTTGCTTTATTTTTTCTCCAAGTGTTGGTAAAGAAGTACCAAAGGTTGGCTCTACTTTATATCCGTTTTGTTCCCATACCTCTCTAACTTCTGCAACTCTATTATGCATTACTAAGCCTAATTTTTTATTGATAGTAGTCACTATATCTCCCAAATTCCAATTGGCTTTATAACCTATAGGTTCTACTTCACACTCAAACGTAGTAATTTGTGGGGTTTCTGAAAGTTTTACTTTCCCTCTATCTGTTAAATTTCCGCCTTCTTCAATATCTCTTGCATCAATAAAGGTTTCTCTTCTATCAAATCCGCTAAAGTCATTGTTAAGTGGCTCAATTTCTCTTTCTACTCCTTCCCCTTGTCCTGCCACATAAGCCATATTTTTATAGCCTATATTACTTTCTAAGTAATTTTGCTTACGAATATTATCATAATCCACACTAAAAACTTGTGGAGGATTAGTGCTTTGCTCTGTGCTTAAATCCTTACCATCCAATACTTTAAATATAAACTTTTTAGCTTTATAATCTAGGACTATGTTCCAACCCAAGCTACTTGTTTTAGACAACTTAGTTAATTCTTCATCTAAGTTTTTATACCTCGTTTGGAAATTTAACTTTATACCTCTACTCTTAGAAGGCTCTACAATTAAATTTGGTATTTTCCTATTAACGTTCGCTGGATCCACTGCATTAGTTTTAACAAGTGCTATCATTATATCTTCTACATTAGTATTAAAGGCGTGATATGCATAACTTACTGGTGGTACTGTAATTCTATTACTAAGCCAATATCCTAAGCTAAACCCCTTTACAGCTATATCCTCATCATTTTCTTGGTTTATTTCAAAGTGTTCTATAACTCCTGCTCTAGTTCCATCCTTATCAAGCATTATTATGTTGCCTTTTTTGATTAATTCCCTATTAAAATCTTTAATATGAAATTCAAATTCTCCATAGGTTTCCCATTTTGAAATATAAAAAAGAGAAGTAAAGTTATCTACTTCTCCTAAAAAATTTATATCTTTATCAAAAATCCTTATATCCATAATGAACCACTCACCACGCTCCCTGTTGGCTGTGCACTTTGTATATATATAGTTCTCCATCCCTGGCCTTGTTGCTTAGCAAACCAATCATCAAATTGTTTTTGAAGCCCCTTAATCATAGTATTAAATTCGGTAAGATTTTTTGGTCTTATAGCCCCACATAAATCTTCTCTAAAACGTTCATCCATTATTGCAAAATCGCCGCTTTTAGGCACTTTTATTTGTGCTAAGGATAATTCATATATTAAGTTATCTCTTTGCAGTGTGGGGGCAATTGGAGCGCTCCCTGGAGTACCTTGTTTAAGCTCTATAGATACTTTTCTATCAGATAGATTTAATCTAATAACTACTCTATCTATCCTGTCATAGTTGGTGTCTCTACTGATATTAATTGTTTTTACTGTATCACTATACAGATAAAAGCCTTTTATGATAGCAAAACCTTTATCAACTGTAACCCCATTGGCAGTTTTAGTTACTCCTAATGTCATATTATCATTTTCTACACTTACACCACTTTCATATATATTATCAAAGTAGCGATTAAATTCATCCTGCCCATAATCCTGGTCGCCATTAAAAAAGCCGTAGTATTCCACCTTAACACCTCCTATACTCCTAAATATCTGTTTCTATATCTTATTTCTACACTCTGCGGCTCTAAACTTTCCGTAGTATATTCTATAAGATTATCCCCTACCTCTAAGCTAAAAAACGTAGAATCTAAATCTATATACTTAGACGCATTTGTCCTTATGCCGTTCTTTTCCATTACCACCTTCTTATTACCATATGAAGTAGTAATTATTAAGGTATCATCACTTGTTAACTCTCTATTTATTTTAATAAATTCCCCTGTAGTATGGTTTATAATGCAGGGGTTAACGGCAGGGCCTTTAAATATAACTTCTATTGGGGTTTCTACATGGCCACTATTAAATATGTTAACTTTAGTTTCCCCTTTTTGTTTAAACCTAAAAGGTAGCTTAAATTTAAACTTCCAACCACCTATCCATGTTCTTATTTGCTTACCTGTTTCATATTCATCCAGCCAATATGGATCCGGACAAAATAAGCTCACAATAAAATTTTTATTTCTCCAAACATTTCTGTTGGAGAACTTAGGGGCTTCCTCAACCTTACATTTAATAATTTTTACTGTATCTTCTTCCGAATATATCAATTGCCCATCCAGTTTAGGGTTAAATAGTCTATAGAGAAAATCTTTCCTTCCCAATATTTCTTTTTTTGTGTCTCCTTGTAATACTCCAGTTATATCAATATGTCTGCTTCCAAGATTTTCATTTATTACAGTTTCACCATCTTGGTTATGTGCCCTATTAGTTGATATGTTGTTTTTTAGTCCATCTTCTCCACTTAGAGCTTGCAAAAAATAAGGAGGCGAGTATGAAATGTCTAAGCTCAACCCTTTTTCGTTTATATAAGTTAATTTCATATCCTCACTCCCTTATACTATCCCTAGTGATAATTTCTTTTGAACTTTTCCAAATTGCCTTGCTGCTTCTGCCTCAGACAAAGGCTTAGGAGAATACATATTAATAGTAATATTTCCATTAGGTGCTTTAAAGCTTTCCAAAACAGAATTAGCAACCTTTGTTGCTACTTGTTCAGCAGTTCTAGTAACTAAATCTTCACTTGCGTCATGATTATATATCCTTGTTCCCTTTGGGAGGTCATACAGTTCATAATTGGTGTTTCTCCCTGGCATATCATGCAAGTACGTTAATCCGCCTTGCCAGTAATTCGTGCCTGTCCAATTTTTCCCTGCACTGGCATCACTATCATCAGTTTTTGTTTTTATCCAGCGTGTAATAGGATTATCTTTAAACCAATTTTTTAATTTGTCCCACTTAGTCATTATATGGCCGTCTGTTGTGTCAATATCTTGCAATGAATTACTATCCATTTCTTTGATTTGCTTCACAACACCGTCCTTTTGCTGTTCTGCTTTATCAATGCTCTCTTTCTTCTGCCTTTCTGCTTCCGCTATCATTTTGTCCGCTTGGTCCTTAGTTATTGTTTTATCTTCATCTCTCATTCTCTCGATTGCAGCAACTGTTTGATTATATTGTTGGTTAGCTTTGTTTACAGAACCTTGTCTTTGCTTCTCAGCATTTTTAATTATTCCAGAAGCTTGCTCCGCTGTAATACGGATATCATATTGTTTCATCCTGCTTAAAATAGCATTACTTTCTTCTTCTGAAGAAGATAGCGTTTTAATGCCCTGTGTTTTCATTTTTTCCTGAATTCCGTTTATTTGCTGCTGCTCGTCTTTAGTTAACGAACGTTTTTCCTTAGAAGCTTTCGTTAATATTTCTTGTATCTGGTTTACATATCCATCAGTTTCTGCTTTTTCTTTATTATGTGAATCCTCCATGGATTTTAAAGCATCTGCCTTTTCTTTATCACTCATAGTTTTATTGTTATTCAAAAACGTTTTATAATCAGCTAATCTCTCTTTATATTTTTGGTCCTCTCCTGCTTTTATTTGCTCTCCCATTTGTTTGTACTTATCTGTCATCTCACTAGCGGTCTTATCTGTTATTGTTGTAGAGTTAACGTACAAATCAGTTAGATTTTTTTTAGCACCATTATTTAGCTCTACGAATCCGCCTACTGCTTTTTTAGTACTATCAGTAAAGTTGACTGTTTTTGTACTTGCTACGTCCATTTTATTGCCATATGCATCTGTAGTCTGAGTTGTTGTTTTTACCTTTGAATTAAATAAATCTACACTCGGAACGCACTCTTTGCTCAAGTGTTTGTGCAGTGCGACTGCTCCTGCTCCTGCCGCAGCAATACCAATTGTCCAAGGATTTAATAATGCTGTACCTATTTTAGTAGCTACACCCATAGCACTAAAACCCTTTGCTGCCGCTCCTGCTGCTACACTTGCACCTTTTGCTGCCGCTGTTGCACCTTTTGTTGCTATAGCTGTTTTTCCTAAAAACCCTGTTAATTTTGAAAGCCCTCCTGCTATGCTTCCTAAGCCAGTAGTTAGTTTTCCTGCCATTATTATTGCAGGGCCTGCTGCAACAACAAACATCCCAAATTTAGCTATAGTTTCTTGTGTTTTTGGGTTTAATTCTGCAAACTTTCTTGTTAGCTCTGTAATATGTTCGGTTAATTTTTTTATTGTTGGTGTGAGTGCTGTTCCCATACTTATTGCTGCACCTTCCATTGCAGATTTAAGGCTTCTCATACTACCACCTAAATTATCTTCCATAGTATCAGCTGTCTTTTTTGCACTACCATCAGCATTTTTCAATTCTTTAGAATATGACCTTAAACTATTGCCACCCTCTTTTAGTAATGCGTTCATCCCTGTCACTGCCTCTTGACCAAATAAGGTTACAAGAGTATTCATCTTTTGTTGCTGTGTTAAATTGGCGGTTTTCTTGTTTATTTCATCTAATATGGCAGGCAACGGCTTCATTTTGCCTGTGCTGTCAAATGTTTTTATACCTAATTGGTTCATGGTATCAGCAGCATCTTTAGAAGGTTTAATAAGTCTGCTTATAGAGCCACGCAAAATTGTGCCCGCCTGCGACCCTTTAATTCCGTAATCTGACATTAAGCCTATTGCGGCTGTCACATCTTCTAAGCTCCAACCCGCTGTATTTGCCATAGCACCGCAATATTTTAAAGATTCGCCTAAATCTCCAACACCTAAATTAGCTTTGTTAGCACCAAGGCTTAATACGTCTGCCACATGACCTGCTTTTTCTGTAGCAATACCAAACTGGCTCATAGATGATACTAATATGTCTGTACTCTGCGTTAAGTCGATCGCACCTGCTTGAGCAAGATTAAGGACTGCTGGTGTAGTATTTAAAATTTGGTTGGTATTATAGCCAGATTGTCCTAATCCAACCATTGAATCTGCTGCTTCTTTTGCACTATAGCGTGTCTGAATTCCCATCTCTTTAGCTTTTTTATTCAATTTTCCCATATCCTCAGAACTTGAATTAGTTACCGCCTGCAATTGGCTCATACTATCATCGTAATCAGCGGTTGTTTTCAGGGCGACCACTCCTAACCCTGCCAAAGGTACAGACATTTTTGTAGTTATAGTTTTCCCTGTTTTAGTTATCTTTTCCCCAGTGTCTGTAAGTCTGTCAGAACTCTTTTTTAGGGTTTCACTTGTTTGTAGCCACTTATTATTACTTTTATCAAGTTCGCCATTAACTTTTCTAAGTTCACCCTGTGTCTTTACCATTTCAGCGCTGGCTTTATTAAGATTAGTTTGGTAATTTTGGGTTTGCTTAGCATTGGCTTCTACTGCCTTCTCAGCTTTCTTATGCTCCCCACTAAGTCTATCAACTTCTTCTTTAGCCTTCTTGGCTTCGGTGGATTCTTTGCCATATAGCCTTACCGCTTCATCATATTTTTTATTAGCTTCATCAAGAGATTTTTTTAATTTATCTCTTGTTTTTATGTTCTCTTGCATTTTAGTATCTGTTTTTTCTATAGATTGTTTATAAATATCTACCTTTTTACTTTGCAGCTCTAATTGCTTTGTTAGACTTTCTTGTACATCTTTAAGCCTTTCACTACTTCTGCCATATGTTTGTATGCCTGTGTTCGCCAGTTTTAATTGGCTCTGCGTATTGCGTAATTCAGAATTTACCCCTTTAAGGGACGAAT